TGGTCGGTCTGGGCACGCTGGTCGCAGGCGCGGTCAGCCTGTGGGGGCGCATCGCCGCCTCGCGCAAGCTGGCTCTGTGAGCCGGTGAGCTTCGGCGACATTCTCGGGCTGCTGCGGCTGTCGCCGGAGACCTCGGTCGCGCTGGTCGCGCTGCTGCTGGGGCTGGCGTTCTGGCGCTGGCGGGCGCGGCTGGACGCGGGCGAGGACGACGCGCGGCTGAGCCGCCACGCCCAGACCTCCGCCGAGATGGCCGAACTGCGCAAGCGCATCGAAGCGCTGTCGGCGCGGGTGCAGAACTCCGCGACCAAGGAGGACCTGCGCCATGTCGAGGACGACCTGCGCGCGCTGCAGTCGGACGTGCGCGCCAACTGGACCGAGCTGAAGGGCGCGCTGGCGGTGGTGCAGGAGAAGCTCTCCGGTCAGCGCGACATCCTGATGCGGATCGACGCCTACCTGCTGGAGCGCGACAAATGAGCGCCTATGACGTGATGATCCTGCAAAGCCGCCGCCTGACCATCCTGCGCGCGCTGGCGGAGCAGCCTTCGGGCGCGATGAACGAGCGCGACCTGCTCGATCACCTCGACCTGTTCGGCCACCGGGTGGCGCGCGCCGACGTGCGCGACCTGCTGGACTGGCTGGAGGCGGCGGGCGCGGTGCGCCTGAGCCGCCCGGTCGAGACGCTGGTGGTGGCGGAGATCACCCGGCGCGGGCAGGATCATATCGAGCGCCGCGCGCTGATCGAGGGCGTCGCCGCCCCGTCGCGGGCCTAGCGCCGATGGCGCGCCGATCTGGCAGAGGCCGTCTCAGCAGCGTCGAGATGCTGCCGGAGCACGCCGAGGCGGCGGTGGCGCGGGCGCTGGGTCAGCTGGCCGAGCGCCAGCTGACCCAGGTGGAGATCCTGAGCGCGCTGAACGCCGAGCTGGCGGCGCTCGATCCGCCGGTGGGCGCGATCTCGGCCAGCGCGTTCAACCGCTTTTCCCTGCGGTTCTCGGCGCAGGCGCGGCGGCTGCGCGAGGCGCGCGAGGCGGCGGCGGCGATCGCCGAGCGGATGGAGGACATGCCGGAGGGCGATGTCGGCCTGATGGTCGGCGAGACGATCAAGGCGCTGCTCAACGACCTGATGCTCGACCGGGTGGTGGACGGCGGCAGCCTGTCGATGGCCGACCTGCGCGCGGCGGCGGAGACGGTGCAGCGGCTGGAGAGCGCGCGCAAGACCAGCCACGACGTGCAGGCCCGCGCCCGCGACCACGTGATGCGCCGCGCCGCGCAGGCGGTGGAGACGGCGGTGGCGGAGGGGCGGATCGAGCCGGAGGCGGCGCGCCGCGCCCGCGAGATCATGGGGTTCGCCTGATGGCGCTGGCGGCGGTCCTGCTCAAGCTGGCGCTCGGCGAAGCGGCGCTTGGCTGGGCGATGTTTTTCAGGTCACAGGCGCGCGGCCTGGCGCCGGAAAGGCGCGTCCGCGCGTCGCTTGCGGCGCAGGATTTCATGGCGTTGGGCTGGGTCAGTCTCGCCGCCGGGCTGGCGGCGCTGGCGCTGGTGGTCGCTGCGGCATGACCGAGCCGCTCGCCCCGGTGATCGCCTTCCTGCCCTATCAGCGGGCGTGGATCGACGACGCCAGCCGCTTCAAGATCGGCATGTTCGCGCGCCAGACCGGCAAGACCTTCTCGACCGGCGCTGAGGCGGTGGACGACTGCATCCAGGCCGAGATCGCGGGCAGGCGCGCGCGCTGGGTGATCCTGAGCCGGGGCGAGCGGCAGGCCGGCGAGATGATGGACGAGGTGATCAAGCCGGTCACCAAGGCCTATTACGCGGTCTATGAAGGGCTGTTGAAAGGCGATCCGCGGTTTTCCGAAGGCGCGTGGCTGGGCGAGGACGCCGCGCGCTACCGCGCGCTGGACGTGACATTTCCCGGCGGCTCGCGCATCACCGCGCTGCCCGCCAACCCCGACACCGCGCGCGGCTTCAGCGCCAACGTGATCCTTGACGAGTTCGCGTTTCACCGCGACAGCCGCGCGATCTGGAAGGCGCTGTTTCCGGTGATCTCGAAGGGCGGCCAGAAGCTGCGGGTGATCTCGACCCCCAACGGCAAGGGCAACAAGTTCTACGAGCTGATGACCGGCGACGACGGCCGGGAGAAAGGCGGGGCGTGGTCGCGCCACCGCGTGGACATCTACGAGGCGGTGGCGCAGGGGCTGGACCGCGACATCGCCCAGTTGCGCGCCGGCATGGCCGACCCCGACGCCTGGGCGCAGGAGTTCGAGCTGCAGTGGCTGGACGAGGCCAGCGCCTGGCTGCCCTACGAGCTGATCGCGGGCGCCGAGCATGCGGCGGCGGGCGACCCCGGCCTGTATGCGGGGGGGCCGTGCTTTGTCGGCGTGGACATCGCGCGCCGCGCCGACCTGTTCGTGATCTGGGTGGCGGAGGCGGTCGGCGACGTGCTGTGGACGCGCGCGGTGGTCGCCGGGCGGCGGATGAGCTTCGCCGAGCAGGACGCCGCGCTGGACGCGGTGATGACGCGCTACCGCGTGGTGCGCTGCGCCATGGACCAGACCGGCATGGGCGAGAAGCCGGTGGAGGACGCGCAGCGGCGCTACGGCGAAGCCCGTGTCGAGGGCGTGATCTTCTCGCAGGCGCGCAAGCTGGATCTGGCGACCGCGCTCAAGGCGCGGCTGGAGGACCGCACGCTGCGGCTGCCCGCAGGCGACCCGGCGCTGCGCGCCGACCTGCACGCGGTGCGCAACCAGCCCGGCCTGACCGGGGCGCCGCGGCTGATCGCCGACCGCGACGGAGACGGCCACGCCGACCGGTTCTGGGCGGCGGCGCTGGCGGCGGGCGCGGCGGCGACGCCGTATCAGGCTTACGCCTATCAGCCGGTGCGCCCCGCCGCAGGCAACCTGACCAGTCGCCGCGATCTGGCGATGCGCCCCGACCCGGACGCGGACCGCGACGCCGCCCGCCTGATCCGCGCGACGGCGGGGTTTTCCGCGCGCAGGGGCGTGTGGTGATGGCGCTGGCCCTGGTCAGCCCGTGGTTCGTTTTTGGCTGCTGGGCGGTCTTGCTGGCGGCGGTTCTGGAGGGAGCCTGCGATGCTGCTTGACGCTTACGGCCGCCCGGTGCGCGCGAGCGCGCTGACCGAGGAGGCGGCGCGGCCCGGCCTGACCGGGGTGCGGCAGGCGTGGACGCAGGGCGTCGCCGCCGGGCTGACGCCGGAGCAGCTGGCCGGGCTGCTGCAATCGGCCGCCGACGGCGAGATGGGCGACTATCTGGCGCTGGCCGAGGAGATGGAGGAGCGCGACCCGCACTACGCCGGCGTGCTGGGGGTGCGAAAGCGGGTGGTGTCGGGCGTGGCGCCGACGGTCGCGGCGGCGTCCGACAGCGCCGCCGACCACCGCATCGCCGAGGCGGTGCGCGCCCATGTCGCCGAACACGACGCCTGGCCGGGCCTGGTGGAGGACCTGCTCGACGCGCTGGGCAAGGGGTTCGCCGTGGTCGAGATCGACTGGGCGCGCGACGCGCGCGCCTGGACGCCGCGCGGCTTTCTGCGCCGCGACCCGCGCTGGTTCCGCTATGACCGCGAGACCGGGCGCACGCTGCGGCTGATCGACGGGGCCGACCCGGACGGGCTGGCGCTGGCGCCGTTCAAGTTCATCGTCCACGAGCCGAAGCTGAAGTCCGGCCTGCCGCTGCGCGGCGGGCTGGCGCGGCTGGTGGCGTTCAGCTGGATCTGCAAGGCCTACACCGTCAAGGACTGGGTCGCCTTCATCGAGGCCTATGGCCTGCCGCTGCGGCTGGGCCGCTACGGGCCGGAGGCGACGCCCGACGATGTGCGCGTGCTGCTGGGCGCGGTCGCCAACATCGGCACCGACGCGGCGGCGGTGCTGCCGAAGTCGATGGAGATCGAGTTCCAGGAGGTCGCCGACGGCGCGGGCGCCGACGTGTTCGCCGCGCTGGCGCGCTGGGTGGACGAGCAGGTCAGCAAGGCGGTGCTGGGCCAGACGATGACCGCCGACAACGGCTCGTCGATGGCGCAGGCGCGCGTGCACAACGACGTGCGGCTGGACATCGCCCAGTCCGACGCCCGCGCGCTGACCCGCACGCTGATGCGCGACCTGGTGAAGCCGTTCGTCGATCTGAACTTTGGCGTCCAGGCGGCCTATCCGCATCTGTCGCTGATCGTCCCTGAACCCGACGACATCGCGGCGATGGTCGATGGCGTGGCGAAGCTGGCGCCGCTGGGGGTGCGGTTCTCGGCGTCCGAGCTGCGCGCCAAGCTGGGCCTGCGCGACCCCGGCGACGACGAGGCCGACGTGATCGGCGGGATGGCGGCGCCCGCGCCGCAGCCCGCGCCGCAGCCCGCGCCACAGCCGGGGACCGCCCGCCTGGCGGCGCCGGTCGCGACCGCCATGGCGCAGCCGGAGGGCGCGGACATC